TGAATAGAAAAATCAATACCTTGTTTGGTAGTATTGATAGGGGACGCTCTAAGCGTCTCCATCAAACACTAAATGAATTTGTTATGAGTTCTATCAATCATAAGAAGAGAAATAGAATGAATGACATTCAACATAGATTAGGAGACATTGAATGTAAGATGATGGTTACTAATGTTGTAATCAATGATGTTAGTAGTGTTAGAACTGTAGTCGATTATAGTAAGACAATACCTAAGATGAATGTAAATTATTCATCAAGAACTACAGAAGATGGTAAGACAGTAGTTAGTGCATCTCATGTATTATACACATATATGAAATATGGTAAAGAGTATCGTCAACACTTTGATATTATCTTTACAGCAGATAAGATTCTTAATGATGATGAAGTCTATGATGTTATTAGGTTTCTATATAGATACACTAGTTGGATCACTAGTAACATTACATTCACTGGTGTTGATACATCTGATTGGGAGATTCCAACTAAGATGGATATTGCATTTAAATGTGCTATTAAGAATCCTGATGTTGTTAAGATTGTTGAAAACAAATCAGTGATCGATGATAGATCATTTATCGTATTAGATATGACATTTATGTTATGTGAAGATTTATTATATACCATATCTGATGCAGCAATGGATGATGTTATATTTGTCGATAAGAAATGGTACGTTAACAAATAATGAGGTAGATTGTTATGAAGAAGGAAACTCCGTTTATAGATAGAGAATTATCATGGATTGACTTTAATGAGAGAGTTTTAGATTGTGCTATGGATGAAAAGAATCCATTAAGTGAGAGATTGAATTTCTTAGGAATAACAACATCTAACTTAGATGAATTCTTATCAGTAAGATTTGCTGTTGCTTATAATGAAGGGAATCCATATTATAAAGATATATTGAGTAAAATCAATAGCTTCTTAAATAAACAAGTTAGTGTATATAATACTCTAATGGTTGAATTGAAGAAGCAAGGGTATAAATTCGGTAAACTCAATAAACTGGATAAGAAGGATAATAAGAGATTACTTAAGGAATTTAGGGATAGGTATTATCCAATACTAACACCAGTATTAGTTAGAGGTTCTGAAGATATACCAATGATTGATACGAATAGCTCTACAGTTTATGTTGAGGATGTTGATGGGAATATGTTTCTCATCAATATTCCAAAATTCCTAGATCACTTAATCCTATTCGGTAAAGATATGTATAATATTGAAGATATTGTATTAGGTCATTTAGATGAATTCTTTATGGATATGAAGATTAAGAGAACCCTTATCATTAGAATTATCAAAGATGCTTCTATGGTATTAGATAATGATAGTAGTGATTTCATTATAGAGAAGATGGAAGAAATTCTACAAGAGAGAAGATCTAGTACTCCAATAGTTATAGAAGCTATAGGTAAACTTGATTCTGAATTGAGAGATAAATTAACATCTCTATTTGGAGTAGATAAGAAGCATTTCATACAATGCAAAGGTCTTGTTGATTATAGGAGATTTAGTAAGCAGAAATTTTTATATGATCCTGAGATGTCATATAAGAAATTTACACCAGATTCTGTACTAGATAGTTGTGGTAGATATAGTATATTTGATATGATCGATGATGGTGATATATTACTACATCATCCATATGATAGCTATGAGCCAGTAGTAAAATTCATTCTTCATGCAGCAATGGATCCAAATGTTGTTGGTATTAAACAAACTCTTTATAGAGTATCTAGTATAGATAGTCCAATAGTTGATGCATTATGTAAGGCTGCTGAGAATGGTAAGAGAGTTTTAGTATTAGTAGAAATAAAAGCTAGGTTCGATGAAGAGAATAATATCCATGTAGTAGATAAATTAAAGAGTGCTGGATGTGATGTTATTCTTGGAGTAGAACATCTTAAAACTCATTGTAAGATGTGTTTAGTAGCATATAGAAGTAAGAATAATATTAAGATATATTCTCATATAGCTACTGGTAATTATAATGAGAAGACTGCTGGTATATACACAGATATATCATACTTCACATCTAAGACTAAGATAGGTTCTGATTTAGTTGCAGTATTTAATATGCTAACTGGTATAGCTAGACCTACATCTAAATTAATGAAGGTATGGTATTCACCTATCAATCTTAGAAAGAGATTAATCAATAATATTGATAGAGAAATCAAACTAGCTAAGAAGGGTAAGAAAGCTGAAATCTTCATTAAGGTTAATTCAGTATCTGATAAGGAAATGGTAGAGAAGATTTATCAGGCTGCTGATTCTGGAGTTTCAGTATATGTATTAGCTAGAGGAATTTGTTCATTAGTACCTAGGAAGAATCTATATATCAAATCCATAGTTGGTAGATTCTTAGAGCATAGTAGAATATACTATTTCAGGAATGATGGTAAAGAGGATTACTATATATCATCAGCAGATCTTCTTACAAGGAATCTTGATAAGAGAATAGAAGTATTATATAAAGTAACTGATAATAAGTGTGTACATAAGTTATCCAAGATTATTAAGACATATAAGAAAGACGATATGAATAGTTTTGAGATGGATGAGAAAGGTAATTACCATAGATTAATTGGTAGCCATAATTGTCATCAAGACTTCATAAAGAATAAGAAAGGATAGATATTTGTACATGAAAGATATTCATAAATTCTTATTAAGAGTATTATGGATATTATGGATAAGTGTTATTATGTGTCTCCAATACTACACATTCACTAAAGGGTATTGGAGCTCATATGACACTATTATAATAATAGCTTATATATTGATAGTGTTATTTACAATGATATGTCTTAAGATGGTAAATAAAGTAGATACTATTAAATATAGATCTAATATACCTCGTAGTATAAAGGTTAGGAAACTAGGTGAATTAATTGGTTATGAATTATTCGCTAGATGTGTTAGATTATTAGCATCATTGATGTTCTGTATGGCTATATATTATGATAGATATAATATCCCAACTATTATAGGTTCATTTGTAATACTATTAGGTGAAGCTGTTTCACTATTCTATAGAATGGTAGAATTACAATAATGGAGTATAGGAGAAAAATCTCCTATACTCTTTAATTTTTATTACATATGAATCTCTCTTACTGATAGTGCATATTTTTTCATAACACTTAATCTTGATTCACCCATAGTAACAACTTTAGAAATACTAGTATCAACTAGATCGAAGAAGTATGTATAATCCGTTGGGCTAAATTCTCTAAGTCTACCTTTTAACTGTCTCATATTATCTTTAGATGAGAATGGCTCAGTATTTATTATACATCTCAATCCTTTAATGTCATCACCAGTACCTAAATATTTTACAGTAGATGAAATAATATCAGCTTTCATAAAATCAGCTAATTGAGCTTTAGTTTCAGAATTAGCAACACATACTCTTTTATCTGGAAAATGTCTATCTATAAAATCACCAATAACTCTAGTAGATTCTATTAATGGAGATGTTATCAATATCTTACCATCATATTCACTCATCTTAGATATGATAGTATATATACAAGTTAATAGTCTAGCAGAATCATCTCCATACAATTCATACTCAATATACTTAAATGGACTAATGCTATACTTATTAAACATCTTACTCTCAGCACTCAATGGACATTCACTATTAAACTGTGTATAGTAATAGATAACGTGTTTTCTCTTAGATGTATAATTAAGAGTTTCATCACCGAACTTATAACAGTTATTGTATGCTCTCTTAAACATACTCTTCTCTTTATTATTATTCCTATCGAATGTTGCACTGAGATAGAATGTATTATATGTATTACTAAAGAAGTCTATCATACAACTGTTGTTGAAGTATTTATGAGCTTCATCAATTATCTTAACTCCTATACCGACAGTTTTAAAGAACTCTCTAACACCTTCCCACCCATAATTCCTACCAAAGCTATTGATAAGTTGATGTGTAACAAACATAGCTGAAGCACTAGTACCATTATTATCAATAATCTTCTTCATATCATCACTACTATCTAATATCAATAAATCATCTTCTGATACATCAGTAGCTTTAAGAAACTCATTAAACCATTGAGTTCTTAATTTACTAGTGTGTGTAATGACTAAGCTCTTACATTTATATGTATTAGCTATAGCCAATATAGCTGCAATAGTTTTTCCATCACCAGTATCCAAAGTTAATGCTCTCTGAGAATATCCTATACCCTTAGTAAATTTACCAACGGAGCATAGAAAATCTACAGCATCTGCTTGAATATTACTCTTAGGAAGTAATTTAGATGATATCCTAATCTTATCAATCCTGTCATAAGATCTATCTACTACAACATCACAATTTGGTAGCCCACTTTTAATATATGATATACTTGTACCTCTTGGCACATATAGTGTACCATCTTCTATATAATAGGCAACTGGTTCAAAGCAATAATACTGATCGTCCCATACAGATAATCTTTCTTCTAATTTTCTAAAATCACCTTTCTCGTATGGGAATATTTCAATATGCGTGTGAAATACTTTAATAGTTCTATTCATAATTAATCACCTCATTCTATTATAATGCTTTATTATAATATCTGTGTTCACCAGTATACAAAAAGATTGGGAGTGTACTTATTATAGTACACTCTCGTTATCTTTTCTTACGTTATCAGATATAGCAACCTAGTCGAATTAATAAAGCTATAATCGCTACACCTACTAGTATAATTTCTTGATTCATCATAAACTCTAACACCTCTTTCACTAAAAATGAATACTGATATTAATTCTTAACATTAATGTTCAAATAAGGTCTGTAAAAACATTGAAGTAATATTGAGAAAGGATTGATATTATTATGCCTGTATCTACTACAATCAATGGTAAATTATATACACCTATTGATGAGCATGGTGATCGTAAGGAAGTCTTATTTCATACTACTGTGAATAATGTTATTGATCCAGTTAGTGGAAAGAATATCTTAGAGTTTTTAAATGACCAAAGATATGCTCCAGCAACTGCAACTAAAGATGGATTACTGTCAGCTAGTATGTTTAATACTATTAACAATTTGTCAGGTAATGAAATTGTAATCTCAAGAAATAAACCTAATAAGGATTGTTTATGGATGGAGATTACAGATGAGGTAACTGTATAATGAAGAAAATTAAACACATTATCAAGTTACTGCTTGAGTATTCACTAATGTTCACATGGGGTGGATTTATCTATTATATCATAGAATGTATCTATAGAGGATATTCACATTGGACTATGTATTGTCTAGGTGGACTATTATTCATTGTGTGTGGATTGATTAATGAAATAGCTCCATGGGATATTAACTTATTTAAACAAATGGGTATTTCTGCTATAGTAATTACACTACTAGAATTCATTACTGGATATATAGTTAATATTAAACTAGGTTGGCACGTATGGGATTATAGTAATTTACCATTTAACATAATGGGACAAATCTCATTACCATTTACAATTATCTGGTTTTTCTTATCACTATTACCAATCATATTAGATGACGTTATTAAATATGCTCTATTCAGTGGTAAGAGACCAGTATATGTAATTACAAAAAATAAAAAGATTAAACTATAAAAAATAGAGTTACAGATGATTTATCTGTAACTCTATTAATTCGATTACTACTTAATACCAGTAAGGATAACTGCCATCATTAAGATATCCTTGTGATCTGATTCTGGGAATCCTAATAATAGTGAATCAATATCCTTCTTCACTAATTGTGGATTCTTGTTTCTGCTATGTAACATATACTCAGAAATTACATTAGCAGCATCATTAATCACCTGATCTCTCTTTGATGCTAATACCTGCATCTTTGATGTGTACTCCATCATTGATGGTGCATTGTTGTTCTTGTTACCACCGTTGTTACCTGCTCTTACTGCATCTGTCAAAATTCCCATTACTTAAATCCTCCTTAATTAATAAATATTCTATCTGATCTTTCATTACCGAATGAGTTGATATCTCTTTCGATATAGAAAGCAGAATGCCCATTATCTTCTACCATCTGTTCAGCTTCTGATTCATCTGATAGAACGTCAATGATGTCTAAGAACTTAACACCTTTCTTCATTACAATATAAACCTTACTCATTAGAATTCTTCCTCCTCATAATTTTGTTCATATCTGTTAATTGTACCATTAACAAATTCTGTTAATACTACCTTATTAGGTGAATGTGCGTTTCTAATCATATCAATGAGGAAATTGTTAACCTTTTGTACATTGGTTAATTTATTCTTATGATAATTGAATTTCCTATGTAGATAGTTAGTATTCACCTTTAACACATCTAACTTATCGAGCCTTCTCCCAATCTCAATAAGTTCATTGTGTACTAATGATTCATCTGATACTCCATTCTGAATCAACTCCTTTGTGTAATTCATTACTTCCTCTTTAAATGTCATAGCTATTTACCTCCTTAGTTTTGTATATTATTTATCAGCTACATCTTAATAGTATATATCCATACGATAAAATAGAATAGAGACTATATCCCTATTCTATTTATCAAATTAAAATGACATTAAGAAATCATCAATCTTTCTCTTAGTATCAATATCAGTATTTACGTAGATTGTATTATTGTGGTCAATAATCTTAGCTCTTCCAGTTCTATCATAGGATACGATATCTCTAGGAGATAGACCAAATGATTCTAATACCATATTAATATTTCTATCATTGTTTGAGATTTTTGTATTAAAGTCACAGAACTCTGATAAGTCAATACATTGATCTGATGAGTATTTTTCTTCAAATGGTTTAAAATCAAATGTTAATAATTCTTTAGGCATTACAGATTCTAATGCTACTACTTGTTTACTACCAGTCTTCAATTCAGCTTTACCAGATTTATAAGCTTCTCTATGTGATGGATATAGTACCCAGTCATAAGTTCTAATATTCTTCACATTCACATATGGTTTACCATTCCTATTCTCCATAGTTGCAATAGACCTACAAGAGAATGATGGAACCAATCCTTGAATAATTTCTTTAGCCATACCAGTTCCAGCATCAGTACCTGAACTTGTCTGGATCGTAGCATATAAGCAATTATTCTTAAAGAATGGATTCATGATCTTATGTGAACGATTACCCATATCAATTTTCATTACTCTCTGACTAGTCAATTTAGCATTCTCATAATCTTGTGATGGGTGATCCATCTCACCATACCAACCATTCTTCTTTAAATCTGATTGAATCTCTTCAGAGTTATTGATACAATCTCTAACGTTCTCCAATGCATACATTCTCTTATTTCTATTCATAACATCAAATGAATGTAAACAAGCTTCAAACTCTACAAAAAAACAATCAACAATTTTATCTACCTTATAATCACTAATAGCATAATCTGGAGATGTTTCTTCAGCCAAATACATTATACCTAGTGCATTACTATTCATAATGATATAAACATCCTTTCATTATTATTAACTCTATGTTTTTATAAGGTAGATATGGTAATAGAAAAAAGAATGGGTTAGCTTATCAAGCAACCCCCAAGCTTAACCCATTCTTTGTCTAAGCCTCCTGGTAAGGTACTAGCTTACCAAGAGACTCAGACCACTGTACTAGATGGACTTCACTAGACTCCTCAGTCGTAGTGAATCTGACACCTAGCACAGTGTCAATAGGTAACCCAAGTCCATAGCTCTCATCGCTGAGAACTGTGAACATGAGATACCCCTGATATGGTGAGCAATATTCACGAATGAATTGCTTCACCACATCATGATGATTGAATCTATCAGGAATGTCCATACTTTTCTCCTTTCCCCATATTAGAGATGGGATTGTATCTCTAATACAGTTATTTTTATTACACCTTAATATTGTATGTTTACATATCTTATTTTTACGGATTTACCATACTCACACTGATATAATAGAGATTAAGGAGATTTAAAATGCCTATTATATTATACCAAAATTTGTATCAATTTTTACAAAAACCGTTTGGAAGAATTAAACCAGATACTACTAAGTATGATAGATTATATGATTCATTAATGTTAAATAAGAAGATTAAGCTTGTAGAGTATGCTCATGAAGATGAAGAGTATTATTATCATTTGAAGATACCATCAGAATCTTTAAAAGGTGAATCATATGATGTAGTAATACAATTCTTCAAGACAGATAAGTGGAAGGTTAAGCTAAATCAAAAAGATGACTTGACATTCTGGTATGTTCAATTCTATTCTAATAGTCCTGGATTTGTGTATAAGTATGCTAATCTATATTATACATATGGATATCTTATCAGTAGTTTTTATGGTAAGATGGAAGAAGAATTCAAACACGTTTCTCCTATTATAACTAATCCAGAATTCCGTATGTGTTTTGATAAGTCTATATATCTAGCTTGTAGATATCTATATGATACTAGATTATCTAATTTGGTATTATTTAGAAAGAATTTCATAAAGAAAGTAACCCTTACTCAAATGCTAGCTAATATTAGAGATTTCGCTACAGTTAAAATGGATAGAGAAATATTGAGTATGGAACAGAACCTTAAACGGGAGATGATAAGAGATAAAGCTAATGCTATTAAGCAAGAAGCTAAGGATCGTAGGAATGAAGATTCTAATGAACCTAAATCTCCTGTATCTAAATTACTATCTCATTTCATTAAGCCTAATTCAAAGGTTAAGAAAATCAGAGCTAGTAATCATACAAGTGGTACAACTGGAATTAAGACAGTTATTAAGAAAAAGAAAAAACGGTAAATATAGATATATTATTAACATGGTGAGATTCTAGTTATACCAATTATAATAAACAATTTAAGGAGGTTTGTAGAATTATGACGAAAGAGAAGAATGACAGAATTCCACCGATAGGGAAGTTCAAACCATCAAAGAGAAGTACATTTGTAGAAGCTGATAGTAAGAATATGGTTGCTCACTTTTCTAAATTGTATGGAACTGAAAATATCTCAGCATTAGAGAAATTCACCATACAGAAAATCTCATATGATAATCAGTTAGATCAAATCTGTAAGCATATTAATTTCTTTGAATATAAGTATGACACAGATCATGAATTGATGCTAGCTTATTTAAAGATTAAATATGAGATAGATTATAGAAAGAGATTTAGAATCCCTATTGGTAGTACTCAGAGAGAGATTGATAAACATATAAGAATGTTTGTACCTTATATGTATGAAATCATTTTTAAAGAGACTAACATAGTACAACATATTGAAGATTTTGTTGAAGAGAATTATTTGGATGATATCAATAGTACTAATAATGCTAATGATACTAGAGAGTATTTAGAATCATTAGAGTTTACTAACGACCATATCAAATTGATGTTAAAGATATCTATGGGTATGAGATTAATATCTCCAGTAATCTTCCACTACTTCTTTGTTAATGGAGTTAAGACACCTAAGTACTCAGATAGAATTTATCTATGTTATAGAAATCTATTTGATGATGTCTTTGATACACATGGAGTTAATATATTCAATAAGTTATTTGTATATGTTAAATCCAAAGTCATTAGTAGCTTTAAACAGAATCAGAAGATTGTAGATAAGAGAGAAATCTTTGGAGAAGATGTTAGTACTACTATTGCATCATTTATTAGAAACTGTGTAATCTCTGAGAATATGGTTAAGTTTGCATTTCCATCAACATGGGATGAGAAACATAATCAGTATAAAGAGAATACTAAAGGTTTCGTAAAGGTTATTGTAAATAAACAACTTCAGTATTATATGAAGGAAGTTTATGCAAAGAATCTTACCGAAGTATCTTCAGCTAAGAACACTGATGGATTATCTGGTGCTGATAAGATGGAGATGAATATTGCTAAGATGGATGAGGGTAAAGCATTATTAGCAGAATTGAATGTTGAGATGGCTATTAAGAGAATTAAGAAGACAATAGATATTCCAGTAGAGAATTGGGAGATAGATTATCTTGATAATTATTGGAATCCATCACCATTACAGATTAGCTTAATCACATTATACTACTCTGAGTATTTTGGTAATATTAGAGATACCATATTGATAACTAGAAGAGAATTAATATATCTAGCATTATTACTAAAGAAGAAATTACTACTGGAGAATGGTTGGTGTAAAGGTGATGGTGTAAATGGTCAACCAATTAAAGTATGTATTCCATATATACTAACTGGGAAATTTGAAGGTAGACATACAACCAGACAGATTAGAAATGCTAAGTATCTTAATGATCTTGAGAATGATCCATATTATCAGGAGTTACAAAATGGTGAATTAAAGTATGTATTAATTATACATAAAGATGAAATCAGATCTATTATATCTGAAATCATTGGAAGTAACTTCACATATATTACTCCAGAAGATAGAGAATTATTAGGTACATTAATTCCATACGATGAAACACAAGTTGGTAGTGAACTATTACAGTTCCTACACAGTGCAGTATCTATGAATGTATAAAATTAATGGAGCTGATTATAGTTAAATTATAATCAGCTCCATTCTGTATAATGAAGTTTAAAGGATAAGAAAATGAAAAAAGAATAATTATTTTTATCAGTTTTCATTGAAAAGATAGGTTGTTTAAATGTTGCTACATATTATATATAGCACATTTACCAATATGTTACCCTTTAAATTATGGAGGTATAAACATATGAGTTTATATGATGTGAAGATGGAATTCATCTCAAGAATTAAATCAAGAGATGTTTGGTATAAAGATGTTGATAATGTTCGATTAAGAACTAGATGTCCATATTGTGGAGATTCTAAGAAGAATAAGAATACAGGACATCTTTATATTTACTATAATCCTAATGAGGAATCTCCCATATTATGTAAATGCTTTAAGTGTGACATAGCTGGAGTCATTGATAAAGAATTAACTGAAGCATTAGGTATATATGATGATACTTTATGGAATGAGTATACTAATCTTAAAAGAGGATTTATCTCAGTAGAAAATATTAAGTATACTGGAATTAAAGGATTTAGATATTTTGATATGAAGTTACCAGAGGTTAATATGAATAATCCTAAGCTTAAGTATATAGAAGATAGATTAGGAATTAAATTAACTAAATCTGATATTAGTAAATTTAAGATAGTAACTTCATTAAAGGATTTCTTAAATCTCAATAATATAACTAAGTATACTCAGAGTATTCCTATGGTAGATATATTAGATAGAGATTTTATAGGATTTTTATCATATGGAAATAGTCATCTTATATTAAGAGATTTGACTAATAGATACGATAAGATGAAATGGACTAAGTATACCGTATCCAAATTAACATCAGATAATAGTTGCTTTTACTCTATTAATCAAGAAATTAATATTTTTGATAATAGAGAATATACAGTGAATATAACTGAGGGAATAATGGATATATTATCAGTATATAAAAACCTAGGTCAATCATCAGATACTTGTTGTAACTTTGCTAATTGTGGAAAGAATTATAATAGACTTATAGAGTTCTTAATTAGTAAAGGTGTATATGGAGATTGTGTAACTATTAATATCTATAGTGATAATGATAGTAAGTTTAATAAGACTGCTTACGTGGAAGATACTACAATAGGATACTATCGTAAGACCTTTAAGAAATATAAACACTTGTTTAAGGCTATCAATATTTACTATAATATCTTAGACAAGGACTGTGGAGTCCCTAAGTCTCAGATAAAGTTGAAAAAGTATAGTATATAGACTATGCTTTTAGAAAGGAATATAGGTATCTTAATGAATATTGTGTTTTTAACAACCATTTGTGTAGATAATAGAATTGAAGATCAAGTCATCTTTTATAATTACACCGACGCTGCACAGTTTGCATTAAAGAATGAAGCTAAGTATGGTGTAAAATGTATGACTCATATTGATAAGAAGGTGGTGAGATAACTTTGAAACCAATGTATCATCATTTTAATACTGGTGATAAAGTCTTCTTCATATATAATGGATTACCACATACTGGAATAGTTCAATACTATCAGACTGATGATATTGTGCTATTAAAGAAAGTAACATTTATATTAGAAGAAGACATTGATGAGATGAGTGTCCCTGCTAAATTATTAGATTATAGAGAAGTAGCTAAGACTATCACACTCCCAAAGTATCCAGATAAAGGAGAACAAAATTTAGTTGGATCTCTAGTTGACATCTGTAGAATGAGAAATTTTGATAGTAATGATTATGATAAATTCTATCAAGTATACAGTGGTTATTATAAAACCATTTAATCAGAAAATAGTTAATGAGATAAGGACTTTATATGATCCTTATCTCATTATATTATTTTTTACTAATAGTTGAAGTTTCTGTAGATACTGTATCAGTTGATGAGGATTCTGTAGAATCAATATCATCATCGGATTCATATTTAATCTTAGGTAATTCAAAATCCTCTGGCACTTGCTCAATAATGGTTACACCACCATTGATATTTACATTATTATTACCCTTCTTAAAGTATACACCATTTGAATTTGAGTATACTACTCTAATATCTTGCCCTTTCCAGTTTCTAACAAAACCACCATCATTAGTGTATGTAGTAATTGAGTGAAATGAACCAGTTGTAGTAATTCTCTCTTTATATAAGCTATAATATGAGAATCCTGATCCACATAGTAGTGTGATGATTACTAATATGATATAAAAAATTCTAATTCTAGCTATTCGTTTCTTTGTTTCTTCTCTCTCATTAAGAAGCATCAACTCATAATCTTCTTTTTCCATATGAATAATAGCCCTTTCATAATATTAGTATAATGTGGTAGTATGAGATATTCTCCCATACTACCATTATTAATAAAATTATACGTAATCTCTATGGTCTGTAATGATTAACTGATTTCCAGTAATTAATAAACCAATAAGATCAGTCGATGTCTTTAATACTTCAATATCAGTTTTAGCACTATTGATAATATTAGGTGTATAATTACCAGTAGTAATATCTAATGGTAACCCACTATCAATAGAGTAACTAATAATAACATCAAAGATATCATCGATAGAAATATCCTTACTTAATTTAACATCAGTATTAGATGCAGTAGATGGTCTAATTCCCATAGATTCAATCAGTTGTAAATTGTAAACAGATGACCATGGTTCAGTATTCTCTATTTCGACATTATCATATCTTGAATATAGTAACTCTTTATACACTGAAACAAAACCATTTACAATAAACTTACAGATTTGATATTCAATCATATCAGGATCAAAACTATCTAAAACTCTTAATGCTGCTCTTAATGTAGATGTAGAACAACCTCTAACGATACCATATCTATATGCTGATTCTGTAGCTTTTACACTATCAATTACTGAATCATATAATACTTGTTGACTAAGTTGAGAATTACCACCAACTTCAATCACTCCTAATTTCATCTTAAGTGTGAATAATCTCTCTTGTAGTCTTTCTGATACTACATCCATATTACCTAGTTCAGCATTCTTATTAATGGACTTATCATATGCTACTTGGATAGTATCTATTGTCTTATTATACAATTCCTCATCATAAGTAAGATCATCAAATACTGAACCATTCTCCATACCTAATTCTACATTACCAGCAAATCCACATCTAATAGATTCTGGTTTAAGAATAATCATTCTTTCATCATCTGTAATAGTTCCATCATCTAATACATATGGGACATCTTTATTATCAGGATTACTTCTCTTAGATGCTACATAGATACCTTTGAGATTTCTATTATTCATATCAATATACTCTAATACAAGAGAACCATTATTAGATGTAATATTATCTAAGATTAATCTCTCTAATCCCATATTAATAATCGTAGTATTCAATAGAATAGCTAAATCATCATATCTATCTCTATTATTACCAAATGATGTCTGACATGTCGTTAGTACTAATCCAACATCATGTGTTTCTTTATATTCTTTCATCAGTTCTCTTGATATAGTAACCATAGCTACATTATCATATGATGGTGCAGATACTACTAAATGTCTACCTAATATCTTAGAATACTTTGCTAATGGTTTAAGAATATTCTCATAACACTCCATACCAATAACATGGTCGAATAATAAGACATCACAATTCTTATACTTAGCAACTCTATCTTCATTATTTACATATATAGCATCTCTGATAACCATATCAAAATGATAACCTTTAGTGATAGTACTCTTAGTAATTCCATCTGGTGCTTTCTTCACAGTAATTAATGGGAATCCTAATTCATCATACATATCACTGATTAGTTTAGTTACTTCACTATCACCATTAGATGAAATGTATGCTACATTAGAAATAGTCTCAACCATCTTATCATGATTATCCGTATCAATCTTAGTAATCTCATAATTCTCAAGTTTCTCAATAATCATATTAGTTACTCTCTTATATGCATTGAGAATATCTCTAGGTGGTAGATTAAACTCCTTAATATTATCATATTCTTTCATATATGCCTGATAGATATTATTTACTGCAACGATTGCAGTAGTTGTACCATCTCCTACTAAAAAATTTAATTTCGTACATGGTCCAATAATTAAATTCTTAATAGCATCATCTACTTCATTACGCTTCTTACTCATTGTAAGATACTTAGCAATAGAATAACCATCTTTAGTCATATGATGATATGGGTAATTGATGATGATAGATGATGAACCATAAGGACCATATGATTTCACTAATGCATTACTAATCATATTAAAGATAGTTGCAACTCTCTTTTGGAATGTCCTATCATCTACTACATTGATTTGTGGTGTATCATCTAAATCAATAAAATTATATAACTCCTCTAAATCTACCTTCTCAAAAACCTTATCCATCATTCTTCTTCTCCTTTATTCATATTATTAAACAACTCATCTGGTAACATTGCATTGAAGTATGATATCTTAAATACGTTATTCTCTATTAGGTAATCAACATTAACTGCTAATTTCCTAGTACCATTTTCATCATACGTATAATTATAATCATAATCACCAGCAACGCATATTGATGAATATGGTAGTTTACCACACTCATCTAAAGTTATTAATTTAAATATATCAGAAAATATATACGTACTATCATCTGGTATATCTTCTAATACTTCCTTTAAATCTCCATACACATATTCTACTTCATCTCCCCAGTTTAATCTAAGATCATGTTCTACGTGTTCATTATAATCTTCTGTATATATCTTAACATCTTTAACCATTTTACTAGTGATGAGATATAATAATACATCAGAAAAATTAATCTCAGAATAATCTGTATAGAATGCTTCATTATATGATAGAGTATGAAGTAATTCATCTAAGTCAAAATCTTCTGGAGTATTTGTCTTAAAACACTTAAAAAAATTACGATCAGTTCTATTAACGTACCATTCGTATAATGCAGAATTATTTAGTCCATATATAGGACTAATATCTACTATCTCTCTAAGCCTAGAAGAATTTCCTAGGCTAGAGAGTAATATAAACCAAGGTACCTTAATTACATCATAATATTCTATAAAAATACATTTGCTGTTTAGGAACATTGTATCTGTAGTACGAAGTATTCCACCATCAGCAATAGGTTCTGTAATCTCTGGCATTAAAATGTCTCCTTAGTTTAATCTATTATATTAGAATGGTAATCCCCCATCATCAGCATCTTCAGGTACTGTCATAAATCCAGGATTTCCTACATCTTGAGATTGTTGCTGATTAGTGTAGTTATTAGTATACTGATTAGCTCTAGCATTAAATTGAGCCTTGATAGCATTTGTTTGTAAGTAACCATGTCCACCAAGTCCAAGAACCTGAATCTGATTCTTTAAGATAGTATAGAACTCCATTAACTCTGATTGGAATGTAACATATTCTTCTTCAGTACCTTTAGTGTTTCTAACTCTATACTGAGATGTACCGAAGATATATTCAATAATACTATTACCAGTATCTGAAATAGTATTAATAGATAACTTAACTGACATCTTACCATCATCTGTAAGGAATGTAGAAATCTCTACAATATTCTTTTTATTACTACTTCCCATCTCAATAGCTGTTCCTTTATCTGGAATACCATTTTCAATAGCTGGGAATACAACCTTTTCAATACCTTCTACAAATGTCAATCCCTGTGAAAATGGGATTGCTGTATTTACTCGTCTTTGAAAATCATATCGTCTAACACCATTAGAATCAATACCTGATGATGGTGAGATTCTAATAGAAATCTTGTCATTCCATCCACCAATAGTTAGTGATGAAATACTTCCAAATAATGTAATAAAGCTGGTGTTAGTGCTAACCTCTGTGCTCTTGTTGTTAATCTGTCCAAACATAATTCAAACCTCCAATAATTAAAAATTTTTATAAGTATAATAGTACCTCAAATGTACCACTAATTACACATTAGTTACATTGAGGGTAATTATCTATCTGTGCTCAGAATATAAATATAATAGGGATATGAAATTAATCATATCCCTATTATAAATAATATTAGAAGTTAATACCTAATGTCTTAAGATAATCTCTAATAGCAATAGCTGTTTCTCTAATCTCCATTTGTGCATTATTAGAACATCTCTCTTTGAAGTAATGTGGTAATGTATACATAGGTTTTGTAATAACCATTTCAGTCATCATTGAATTAGGTAAGATATTTCTAGCAACCTCTTTAGGAACACCTTCACCAATCATCTGATTATATACAGATACTAATTCATAAATAATCTCATCATATGATAAGTGCTTATCATAAAATGCAAACTTAGCATCATTGAGTTGTGTTGGTTTATACCACTTAGAATCTCCTTCATTGACATATCTCTGAGATCTTTGAGAGATACTATTGATTCTATGTCTACACTCTTGTTGTGATACAATTCTAGGAATCGTTAATTTGTAGGTGATAGAACTAAACTCTTTATAATATGCTGTAGCAAATGCTTTTAATTCATCACTTACTACATTCTTCCATAGTCTAATTCTAGGAACAAAATCATCTACATTAATCATATCAACTCTGATACCATTTACATCATAGATATTTTTAAATCCAGTATCATAAGCTGGTTCATTAGGATTATATTCTAAATCTTCTGGCTTATTATATACAGTATCTTCTGGATTGAGATAACTTGTATCACAATATCCTCTAAGATAATCATATCCTTCAAGATCATCTGTAAAGATACCATTACACCAAACTGTAGAGAATAGATAGAAAATTCTAACAATCAATTCTACAATACTACTATGCTCGTAAAATTTAGTAGTACTATTAATTGATAATAGATATTTTACGAAATCTCTCCACATCTTAAGATTACCACTAATTGATACAATAATGCTTTTAGAATCTAATGTACAAATTGATGTGTTAGCGAATACATGGAGTAATGAGTTTGACATCTTAAGTAATTCACAAACCTCACGGAACATCACATTACTACAACCATACCTCTTAAAGATTAAAGTAAAATCACCATGCTCAGTAACTGATTCATGACCTGATTTAACTCTAGCACCGATATAATCTAATGCCTTAGATTTATCATCACTCATCTTACTTGTTACACCATAACAAATTCTTGATGCATATTCTATTGTCTTTAGAATATTCTCACTTGTTATTGCAACTACCTCCAAATCTCCACCATTGTAATGTAACTTAAACATACCTATTTTCTCCCTTCTTATTATATAATAAATAATAGTTACATCTTAATATTATATATTAGAATATAATATTCTGATCTCCCCCTATTATATTAATATAAGAGTGAATATGCGTATAGAAGTTTACATAAGACAATTTATTAAATTAATAGAAGGGAAGGTATTGTATTTAAATGGGTTACGAACAGTATGACAACAGACCTCAAAACTCTACATACAAAACTCCATATCAACACGCTGAATTTATGTGTTCCGCTAGTCACACGTATGGTAATGCAGTAGCATTTATTGAGAGTTGGTTAATAGATCTATTCCCTAAAGATTATTTTAGATCTATTAATATCAATAGTAGAATAGCACATAGACAGATTAGAAATACACCTCATGAATATAATAAAAAGACTAAGCCAATATTTGCAATGTCGCCTAGAGTAGACTTTGATGATGACAGATTCTTATCTGGTACATTGATGGCTGAACCTATATTAGATATGCACTATCTACAAGGTATGGGAGCATTAATGCCATTCTTTGAAGATCCAGAACATGGTTTTGAAATTAAGTATCAATTAAATAGAGATGTTATGTATGCTGATGTGATTGTAATTGTAGCAACTAAGATGCAACAGATTGATATGGTCACATATCTACAAAATAAGACTGTATTTAATTATAATCAGAATGTGAAAACTTGTTTTGAATCATATCTTAATAAGGGATTATTAAAGACAGTATCTAATATAGTAAATATTCCTATAGAGGATGAAAATGGTAATACTGGGAAATTCCTTAATTATTTAAATGCACATAGTAGATATCCTATTACATATAAATTACAAGGTAGTAGGAGAACTAAGGAATTCTATAGATATTATCCAGTTACTATAGATACATTGTTGAATAATCTATCAGCAGATGATGGAGATAAGACTGGTCAAGTAACAACATCATATAAAATAACATTTACTGTTAGAATGGAATTCTATGCTGCTGGATTTTATTTCTTATTCTCTAAGGATAAAATTCCATTAGTGGTAGATAATGATAGTTTTAATAATGCTATTATTATTCCTACATATACTGATGTTATTACTAATGATGATTTATTCTTACCAGATGGGTGGAATCTATTTACTAATGTATCATTCCAATTAGAGAAACCAAATGATGTTATTGAATTGGATAATATTCTAAATACTTCAATAAAAGCTGGTATAGAATATCATATAAAGAATGGATTGCCATTATTGGATTTGGTGAATATTAAAGTGAGAAAACAAGGTAGAGAATTATTACAGGGAGTAGATTATAAGATAGATTGGGAGAAATTACAAGTTATCTTTAATGATGATGATTTTAATTTCTTCACATATAGTCTATATTTCAGTATCAATACAATATACCTTAATGATTTGATTAAGAGTATATTTAGTTTAAAATAAAACAGAAATAAGAGTAAGTGATATTAAAATATCCACTTACTCTTATTTTCCTCTATGTGTAAAAATTCAAGTTGAGTTACACATGGTATGAAAACCGTATTCAGAATACGAACAATTTGCAAAGCGATAGGACTCTAACTCGTCCTAAATATTTTTTAGCGGTCATTTCAAAAACGAAAATACCTTTTCTAACTCTAATTTAGTTACCAGTGAGTTAGGTCTATAATATACTACTAATAATCTATTTCTATAAACAGGAGAAAATATCAACTGATCAACTTAATCACATCAATAAGTTAATATGAAGAACATTGCCAGCAATACTCAACTTGAATTACAATAGTGTTATAGATTTAAAATTAATTGTAATATTGAATACAGAATATAATATACATAAAGATACCTTTTTTATATCCAACTTGAGATGCTAGTCTTTTAAACTTACCAGTTACTCCACTATCTATAGACCATTTATCCAATAACCCTTTAATAGTTCCTACATTGACATTATTGGAATTAGTTCTTCTAAATAAGTCCATAGAGAATGATAAGAATTTTTTCTCATTAATTTCTCTTCTCTCATGATGTTCGTCATATAGGTAGATAAATAGAACAGCTTCAATAAATCTCTTTAATTCAACACTCTTCTCATCTATAACAATCTTAGATAAATATAATCTAAGATCAGATATTGATACCTGACTAACCTTAGCTGATATAGTTGCTCTAGTAATATCTACACCATTAGCTATCATTGATAATAATACCTTTTGTGTAATATTCTCTACTACTGTAGTATCATTCTGTGTATCATCTATTACTTGACCATCAGCATATTCTTCTGATTGTGTTAATACTTTCAATCCCTTCTTCTCATTATCAT